TTACACCGTGGATGTCGTCGGTTCGATCCCGGCCGGGCCCACCAAAATGTACTGCTTGTAGAGGTCGACAGGGTCGATCCTGAGCACTCGCGCGATGCCTTCGAGCTCGTCTGCGAGGAACGGGGACTTACCCTTCAGCCGCTCACTCATAGACGACGGTGCCAGGCCGATGCGAACGGCGACGAATCGAGCCGAGCGCTCTTCGTCGTCTATGAGGTTTTTGATGAACTGACCGCGTGCGCGGCGTAGGTCGCGCGCTTCGTCCTTCAGCGGGATCACGTTGCTCTGTGTGCTCATGATTCGAGTGTACGGGTTTCCGGTCAAGTTGACAATAAGAGCCGGTCAATTCGTGCGAAGATTCGGCAACACGCCCTTTGATGCGCTTGCAAGAATTCGGAATATCGCACACACTTACCGACATGACGAACCAGCAAATTGGTATTCCAGACAAGGTGCGTGGGGTTGCCGCCGAAAAGGGGTACACCCAGGAGCGCACGGCGCTGATCATCGGTATCTCCCGGACGCAGCTTGTGCAGCGGTACGCGGGCCGCACGGCATTCAAGGCTGACGAGATTCTGAAGCTCGCTGTCGAGATGCGTGTCCCTGTCGAACGGTTCTTCCCGAGCGAGACCGACCTTCACGAGTCCGCGCCAGTTGAACTTGCGGTTGCGTCATGACCGCCCGTTACGACAACCCGCTTCCTGCCGCCGAGTCTCGCCGCTATGCAGACGTGCTGTGTCGGTTATTGACCTCGCTGGATAGCGAGGTCGTCTTCGCGGCCTTGATCAGTGAGAGCAAGTCCGATCTCTTGGACGCCGAACGCGAGGAAGTGCATCGCTTCCGCGAGTTCCTGGATGGCCGGGTCTTGGTGCCCTTTGAGTCGTTCGATCTTCGCCGTCGCGCGCTGGCACTTTTGGATGCCTTCGAGGACGAGAGTTTGGCGGCTGGCGAGGTCCATGGTTCTCCTTCGATCGGTGCCGTCGACGTCCTACCGTCGCCGGTCTCTGACCCGATCGTAGGGGACGCGTCCGGCGCTCCCGCATCCCCAGCGGTTGCAGCGCCGGGCGCACCTTCGGGGAGCGCGTCATGAACGCGGCGCCGTTCGTTGCGCATTCCAGTCGTGGTGAGGTCGGCACTGCCGCCGACACTCTGACCGGTGCGCTCCGACACCAGAGGACGTTGCGCGGGGTGATCAAGCGCGCAGGCGAGGTTGTCGTCAAGGCGATTGCCGATCACGTGGCCGCTGAGATCGGTGAGGACCACCCGAATGCGCTGAGTCGTCTCGACATCCTTGACGGTGTCGGCAACCGCGGGCGTGACGCATGAGCGCGCTCGAAGTGTTCCGCTTCGACGGCGTCGAGGTGCGCACCGTCGTGATCGATGGCGACCCGTGGTTCGTTGCATCGGACGTTGCTCGCATTCTCGGTTACCGCGACGCGTCGAATTTCACGCGTCGGCTCGAAGACGACGAGAAGGGTACTCATCCAGTGAGTACCCCCGGCGGAGTCCAGAGCGTCACCGTGGTGAGCGAGTCAGGTTTGTACGTGGCCGTGATCGGTAGCCAGGTCGAGGGTGCCCGCGATTTCAAACGCTGGGTGACACGTGATGTCATCCCGGCGATCCGGCGCACAGGATCGTACGTCGCGGCGCCCGAACTCTCCGACGACGAGATCGTGCACCAGGCGCTCGCGATCACCGCACGCCGTGTGGAGCAGCTCGAGACGCGTGTCGCCGAGCTCGAACCGGTAGCGGCGCACGCAGAGACGTTCCGTCAGGCCGAGGGGCTCCGAACGATCGCGGATCTCGCGAACGACTTCAAGGCGCACTGCGCTGAGCGGTTCCCGGGCTTGAAGGTCAAGCACCAAGACGTATACGACCACGCCGGCCGACTTGGACTCATCATCCGTGGCGCGTCGGTTCGTCATAACCAGCCGACGGCGAAGGCGATCGAAGCCGGGTGGGCTCGCGCTCACCGCACGACCTACGGCACGAACACCCGTGGCACGCAGACCGCCGTGTCGACGCGACTGACCCCGCGCGGTGAAGCGCGCCTGTGGGACGGGCTCGCGGCCTGGCTCGGCGCTCACGGATCGCTTGCGATCCCCAACTGACCAGAAACAGCGAAGCACCCGCGGGAACGGGTGCTTCACCAAACCAGAAAGGCAACTCTGATGCCTCAGGACAATCCTAACTTCTTGGCTCTCGAAACGCGCGACGGTCGCGCGACGTTGGGCGGCAAGCGTCGTCTGCTCGACGACTTCGACGAGGCAGTCGAAGCGGCTGACGAGATCGACGGCCAGGTCTTCGCGATCGAGCCCATCGAGGCGGCACCGTTCGCACCTGTCGCCGCGATCACTCACGTACGCCTCTCTGCCGAGCCGATCTCCGCGATCCCGGACGTCGTCGTCTATCCGCCCTCGTCGCAGGCGGGGCTGCACGCGATCCGAAACCGGGTGGCGTGATGCGGCGCTGGTGGCCGCTTGAGCCGTGGCGGTTCGTGCTCGTCGCGACGGCGATCCTGCTCGCGATCCCGTGCGGCATCGCCGCCGCCGCACCGGTCTGGAACGGCGCCGACCTTGCCGTTCTCATCTGCCTGGCGATCTTCGTCGCCGCATTCACCATTCGATCGAAGGAGACGCGCTGATGGGCGTGAAGCTGTCGGGGAGCCTTCCCCAGGAATATGACCGAAACGGCATGGACCGGCTGCACTCGCAGCTCGTCGGCCATCCCGACCGTCGACACCTGATCGTGATGGTCGTGGACAACCTCCGCACGACGATCGAGCACGGCGGAGATGACGAGCGCTACACGCCGACAGCGGGCGTCCTGTTCATCGAGCCAGTCGTCGACCGCGACGACAAGGACACGATCACCGAGATCCTCGCCCGTGTCCGCGCCGAGCGCACCGGTGACGCGACCCTCGACTTCGACTTCGGGTTTGAGGATCCGCTCGCCGAGACCGTCCGGAAGATGGCCGCCGACGGCATGACTGTGAGCTTCAACCGGAGCGGAGACGATTCATGACCGCCACGATCAGCGCCGCGCGCATTGTCGTCCCTGAGGATGCACCCCGCGAGGTGTGGATGTTGGAACGTGGCGAGGGCCCGACGGCATCCGTGGTCTGGGAGATCGCCCGCGGCGGCATCAAGACGTGGCGGCGCATCCTCGAGCAGATGATGAACGGCTCCACGTTCCGCGGCAACCGTGCGACCCGCGCCGGGCACGCCCGCGAGGACGCACTGCTCGACGAGGCCGCCGAGCAGCTGCACTCCGTCGCTCCGAACGGTGCACTGTGGGCCGCCGCAAGCAATGACCTGCACCGGGCGACTCCGGACGGCATCGGCCGCAACACCGATGGCACGATCGTGGCGGTCGAGGTGAAGTCGCACGAGTTCGGCTGGGAGAAGGAGACAATCCCGCTCGAACACATGGCGCAGATGCAATGGCAGATCCACGTACTCGGTGCGATCTCCGCGCTTTACGGCTTCGAAGTCCGTGATGAGGACGACATGCCGCCCGCCGACGGCGCGACATGGATCGATGTTCCCCGCGATGACGACCTGATCGACTTCCTCGTGATGCGCGCGAACGCGTTCATCGCCTGGCGTGACGCCGGATGCCCTGACGTCGACGACCTGACCGAAGAGGTGCGCGCCGCGAACGACGAGTGGGCGCCGCTGAAGCGCGCACTCGACGACGCGGCCGCCGCGGAGAAGAAGGCGAACGCGGCGCTGAAGAAGGCCATCGCGAAGCTGCCGCACGCCGAGCGCTTCGGCGCCGTCGGCATGGGCGAGCACGGCGGCTTCCAGCTCACAGTGTCAGAGAAAACGGAGATCGACGAGGCCGCATGGTCGGACGCCGACCCGGACGTCTACGCCCACGTCGAGCATCTGCGCGAGCAGCTCGCGGCGATCGAGGCCGTCGGCAAGAAGAACTTCCCGCGCATCAAGCGCACCCCGTCGATGCGATTCCAGGATGTCGAGGTTGAAAATGTCTGAGCTGGTTGAGAAGAAGACGATCGGTGAGGTCGAGCACATCGTGCACGCCTCCCGTCAATGGGATGGCACCGGACCGGTCGAGTTCTCCGACGACGGCGAGACCTGGGTTCAGGCATGGTCCCCGACGGTCGAGCCAGAGACGAACGGCGCCGTGGCGGTTTCTCATCCGAAGTTCGCGCGAGTCGAAGTGTTTCGCAAGGACGTCCGCGTTCCGACGACGGTGACGATCCGCTGGGATGAGCAGTTCCCCGCCGCATCGGAGGAGTGGGCGGCGAAGTGGTTCCGCTCACCAATGCGGCACTTCGGCCGTACCGCCCGCATGGTCGGATTCCGGCAGACGTTCCGCGACCTGCTCGGCGACATCGTGATCGAGGACGAAGCGGACGACCGCACCACACCGGCTGCCGCGGCCACAGCTCCGGTCGCGCCGGTCGAGCGGAGATGGGCGAAGGAGATCGCAGAGGCGCAGTCTCCGGAGCTCCTCGACGCGATCGAGAAGGATGCCCGTGCCGCGCGGATATTCACCCCGGACGCGGAGGGCACTGCTTTGCACCGGCAGCTTCGCACGCGCCGCCGCGAGATTGAAGCCGCATCGAAGGAGAGCGCGAGCGCGTGGGATATCCCCGCCGAGGCACCCGCTGAGACGGTGTCCGGACGCCCTGCTCCGAACGACTACCTGCCTCCGGTGAATCGTGCCGCGCGTCGCAAGGCCGCTCGCAAGAAAGGCGGGAAGCGATGATCGTCGACCAGGAAACCGGAGAGGTCACCGAGAACGCGCCGACGACCGTCGAGCTCGTGCCGTTGAATCTCGCCGCGCTGAACGAAGACGAGATCGCGGGGATGTTCCCGACGCCGATGCAGTGCGCCGCGGCTCTGCTGCAGGCGCGCGGAATGATCGCGCAGGCTCCCGCTGTTCTCGCAGCACGTTCGAAGGCCGTCAAGGACGCGAAGCGTGAGCTGATCGTCGCCCGCGGCTACGCACGCCAGGCCGCGAACGGTCGTGATGCCGAGACCCGCCGCCTCGTCGCCGAGAGCGACGCCGAAGTACTCAAAGCGTGGGACCGGATCGACACCGCCGAGCTCGCGCTCGAGTACGCCCGCGAGCGCCGCAAGTCGCTGTCTGAGGACATCGACATCTTGCGGTCCTTGAATGCCAACTTCCGAGGAGAACACCGATGAGCGTTCAGCTGCTCGGATCAGCCCGCATAACGGCCTCGAACGCTTCGGCCGCCTTCCGGATGTCTTCGGCGAGATCATCGACCGAGATCTCCGATCGATGCAGATGTTCGAACTCATCGGGGTCCGCGACCCACTCTCGAGTAAGTGTGAAGCATCGCGCCACAGCAGCCGTGGAGGACTCGAAGTCGCCTCTCGCGACCGTGTCCTTAGCTCGGTCGAGAAGCGTGAGGAACATGAACGCTGCAGGTTCTCCGGTGCCGGTCACTCGCAGCATGAGTTCACGCTTGGCCTTTGGACGTTCCGGGTCCTTGAGGCCTCCGACGGCTGTGCGCAGGCAATCTTGCGAGAACATGTGGCACGCGGCCTCGCCGATCTCCGTGCGACGAATCAGGCGTTCGCGAGAGATCGCCTCAGCTGTCGTGCGCAATTGGATGCTGTTGGCCTCCTCGAGCGCGTCTGCCGCTCGTTTCCATGCATCGACGGCAGCGGCCTCGGCGGCCTCGGCGCTCTCCTTTGCTGCCAACGCGTCAGCTCGAGAGACCCACGCCATGATCGCGGCTGCGCCGGTGCCGAGCGCGCTGATGATCGCGATGAAGAGGGCAGCAATTTCCATGCCTCGCACTCTATCGGGGGTGACCCGATGACCGCGCCCGTCGGATACAAGCACCCGAGCGTGGGCTGGAACGGCCTCACGGTCACGGATCTGTTCTGTGGGGCTGGCGGATCATCGTCTGGGCTCGTCGAGGCGGGTTACCGTGTCGTGATCGCAGCGAACCACTGGGCGTTGGCGATCGAGTCGCATCAGGTGAATCACCCAGAGACGGATCACTCGCAGGCGGACATCTCGCAGGTCGACCCGCGTTACTTCCCGCGCACGCACGTGCTCTGGGGGAGTCCAGAGTGCACGAACATTCGATAGCGAAGGGCATCAAGCGTCAACGCCAGCAGGATCAGGCGCTGTTCGAGATCGACGGCACCCGACCGCTGCCGGATGAGGCCGCGAACCGGTCGCGAGCGACGATGTGGGACATCCCGCGGTTCGCTGAGCATCACCGGTATATGGCGATCATCTTGGAGAACGTCGTCGATGCGTACCGGTGGGATCAGTTCGAGGCCTGGCAGATGGCGATGAAGTCGCTCGGCTACCGGATGCAGATCGTGTGGCTGAACAGCATGCACGCACAGATCGGCGGGATGCCTGCGCCGCAGTCTCGGGACCGGATGTACATCGTTATGTGGCGTGAGGATCTCGCGACGAAGGAGCGGCCCGCACCGAACGTCGGCAAGTGGACCCGACCCATGGCGGTCTGCCAAGAACACGGAGAAGTCCAGGCAGTGCAAGCGTTCAAGAAGGCCGAGCAGTGGGGCCGATACCGCACGCAGTACCTCTACCGTTGCCCTGATTGTTTCCAGGTCATCGAGCCGGGGTGGTTGGCCGCTGAGTCGATCATCGACTGGTCGTTACCCGCGCAGCGCATCGGTGACCGGGTGAAGCCTCTCGCGGAGAAGACACGTGAGCGCATCCGGCGCGGCATCGAACGTCACTGGGCGCCGATCATCGCAAAGGCCGCCGGAAACACATACGACGGCGTCACGACGGGATCGAACTACCTCCGGGTGTCCGAGCTCGACGCACCGATGCCCGCGCAGCTCGGCACCGCAGAGCACGGACTAGCCGTGCCACCGCCGTTCCTCGCGCAGTTCCGTCAGCGTGAGCGCACGCAGACGCTCGGTGACGCGCTACCCACGGTTGTCGCGGATGGTGCGAACCATGCGCTGATCGTGAATCACGTCAGTGGAGCGGACGCATCACGGTCCGAGCCGGTCTCTCGAGTACTGCCGTCGATCGTCGCCGGTGGCACTCATGCGTCGCTGCTGGTTCCGGTGGAGGGGCGTGAGGGGAAGCTGGCGGCATCTGCTGCTGATCCGCTGCGCACACAGTCGACGCGAAATGAGACGGGGCTGTTGATCCCGCTCCGGAATCATGGCGTTGCGAAGCCATCTTCGCATCCGATCGACACTGTGAGCGCTGAGGGCAACCATCATGCGCTCGTCATGCGGAACAACAACGGTGGCGCGGAGATGTCCACACCGGTCACCGAGCCGCTGCGCACGCTGACCACGGCGGGGCATCAGTCGATGATCGAACCGCAAGCACCGATCAGTCTGGACGTCGATGACGCCGGGTTCCGGATGCTCGAACCACACGAGATACAGGCGGGCATGGGCTTCGCCCGCGACTACCTGCTGCTCGGGTCTAAGCGGGACAAGGTAAAGCAGGCAGGGAACGCGGTCACGCCTCCCGCCGCGCGTGACCTTGGGCATGCGGTCGCTGAGTTCCTATTGGCGGTGGCAGCATGAGCGCCCCGTCGACGAAGACTCGAACGGAGGTCTACGTACGGGATGGCTACCGGTGCGTGATGTGCAGTGCGGTGGAGGGTTTGTCGTTCCAGCATCGCCGCGCGGTGGGCATGGGCGGGTCGAAGAACCTCCCGGTCCCTGTCGATGGGCTCGCGTTGTGTGTGACGTGCAACGGTGCGTGCGAGGCGGAGCTGCAGGGTCCGGCGCTCGCAAACGGGTGGAAGGTTCGCCGGTGGGCGAACCCTGAACGTGTGCCTGTGTTCTACCCGTCCGAGTTTGCCTGGTATCGCCTTGAAGGTGTCCGGCGGGTGCGGATCTCGTCGGCGGTCGCAATGGAGATGGGCTGCTCGGTCTATGGCGATGAGTGGCTCAGATGGCGCCTGGCGGTGATCGCTGGTGGCCGATAACAAAGACGACTACGTCTTCGACGATGCTGCCCGCGCCCGTGCACGGGAAGCACTCGCGGTGGTCGACATGATCCACGAAGGCAAGCGACCTGTCGCCTTTGCGGGCAGATGTCGAATGCGCTCGACCGGTTCGGACTCTGCTCAAAAACATCCGAGACGCACAAGGACTGGCGTGCGGGTCTGCGCGCCGAAACGAAAGCAGGGGCGCGGTGAAGTACTGGATTGTCATCGAGTGGAACCAAGCATCCGGACAACCGCGGGCCGTCGACAACGGCGAGTTGTTCTGGACGAAGGGCGAGGCCGAGAGCGTGGCACTTGCTGAGCGCGAGAGCACCACCAAAGTCGGGCGCTGTGAAGAATACACCGTCCACGAGATTGAACTGGATCGATACCGATGAGCGCCATGCCGAAGTTCGCGATGACGTACGTCGTCTACTGGCCCGAGCAGGGCGTGCTGAAGGTGGGGCGCGCGTGGCGGTTCCATCGGGTGCAGATGATGGTCCGCTCCGGCGGTCACATTGTCGTCCTCGCTCGCGGCACTGACGCGACGTGGGAGACCGAAGCGCTCCGCGTGATGCGCCGCTGGTTCCCGGCCGCGTTCACCAGCGACGCCGCCGCGCACGAGCTGCTGTTCATGGGCCGCGGGTGGACAGAGTGCTTCAAGATCGACGAGCACCACCTGCAGCTCGCCGTCGATCTGTGTTTCGAAGGTTTCGCGAGAGGGAATGACCAAGGTGTCAACGAAGAGCGTGCAACGGAAGATCAGCGCCGAGGATCTGCAATTCCTGGGATACCTGCGGGCGCCGATGGCAGCGAAGCCGACAGCGCTCGGCCTGTGGGTGCACACGGACGGCCTCGGCCGACGGGAGATGGTGCCGGAGCTGATAGCCGCGGCGATCTACCCGGGCGAAGCCGCGACGGATCTGGTGATCGAGCATCTGCTGATGCTGGACGAGTCCGGGTTCCTGGAGCTGTATCAGGACGACGAGGGGGAGTGGATCGCACTCTCCAGACCGCTGAAGCTCGATGCGCGCCTGGCGCGGTCGGACTGTCCCGCGCCACCCTCACGCGCACGTTCGCGAAGCTTCGCGGCTGTGGGGGGAGCGAGGGAGCGGGCGGGCGCGAGGGTGCGAGCCGAGCAGGGCGAGCGGGCTGGGCAGTGGGCGACGTGGGCGGACGAGCAGGAGCAAGCGCCCCGCCTCCGGCACGACCGCTGCTGCTGGATGCTCCCCCCATCGGATGCCCGGATCACCCGCACGGCAGGTTCGCCAACTGTGGTCCCTGCGGCACTGCCCGGAAACGTCACGATCGCTGGGTCCAGGAGGCCAGATACGGCGAGCAGATGACCGAATTCGAGCAGACCCAGGGCAACGACGAGAGCGACGGGGGAGGTGTGGGGAGATGTCTTCTGACCTTGTGATGGACCGTCGCGACGACCGCTGGATGGTTGCCGATGAGCAGTTCGAACTCTTCGTCTCGTCCCTGCAAGTCCACGCCGGCCGCCGAACGAGATTGGCGCGTGAGCAGCCAGTAACCCCGCCCGAGGTCGAAGCGGAACGCGAGTTCGAAGAGAAGACAGAACAGCTGCGACGAGCGATCGCAGGAGAGCGCGAGCGGTGGCTCGCAGAGCAGAGGAGATCGGCATGAGCAACTGGCCCGAGACGATGAAGGTCGGTCCCATTGGAGACTGGCCGGGAGAACTCACCCGACAGCGGCGCGCATCGAATTTCAGTGCGACGTTCTCGGACACGCTGCGCATCCTGCGCCGAGAGATCTACAACATCGTGGACACGAAGGCGCAGCAGGACTCCGCCGAGGTGCTGATCGCGATCCCCGCTGGCGCATTCCGCCTCGACGGCGCCCGTACGCGAACGCGAAGGCCGAGCACCCGGGCATCATCTTCTCGATCGACTCCCGGCACGGCCACCTGTCCTATCCGTGCGACACCTTCACGTCATGGCAGGACAATCTGCGTGCCGTCGCGCTCGCGCTCGAAGCACTCCGGAAGGTCGATCGCTACGGGGTGACTAAGCGAGGCGAACAGTATCGAGGGTTCCTCGCCATCGAAGCGACCGCCGCGCCCGCCGGCTTCGCACGCATCGACGACGCGACTGCATTCCTGCTTGGACTCGCTGGCGACGAGCGCGAGGCACATCAGGTCAAGATCGGCAACGACCTGCGGGGAGTCCTGCGCGCCGCCCAGAGAAGCGCCCACCCTGACGCAGGCGGCGATGCGGCGACGTTCCAGCGGGTGTCTCTCGCTGAGGCAAAACTACGAGAGGAAGGTCTGGTCTGATGGCCGGCGAAACAGTAATCACAGTGGTGGGGAACCTGACGGCGGATCCGGAGCTGCGTTACACGCAGAACGGACTGCCGGTGGCGAACTTCACGATCGCGAGCACGCCAAGACACTTCGACAAGGCGTCGGGGGAGTACAAGGACGGCGATGCGTTGTTCCTTCGTGCGTCGTGCTGGCGTGAATTCGCTGAGCATGTCGCGGGGAGTCTGACGAAAGGCATGCGTGTTGTCGCGCAGGGTCGCCTACGTCAGCGTTCTTACCAGGACCGCGAGGGGAACCAGCGGACGTCGATCGAGCTCGAGGTGGATGAGATCGGACCGTCGCTGCGATACGCCACGGCCGTGGTCACCCGCGCCGCGCGCACCGATGGTCAGCAGCGCCCCGCGGCATCCGCACCGGCGGCCGCGTCCACCGATCAGTGGCCGACGCAGCAGCCTGCCGAGGGCGAGTGGGGAGGGTTCGGCGATGACACTCCGTTCTGATCTGCTCGTCGAGCTCGAGCGGGCGATCGCCGATGAGGCCTACGACGGCGGATTCGGTGTGCTCAGCGAGGGCCAGTTCACACAGCTGGTCAGCACCCTGGCATCGACCGCGCTCGCCGTGGTCGAGGAGAAGCAGAAGCCGAAGATCGAGATCCACATTCAAGAGGCGCGGTGCATGGCGTGCGGTCAGCTCGGGCATAACTGCCCGACAGGCGGGAGGTTGTTTCGATGAGCGAGCGTTACTGCATCCGTGGGTGCAAGCAGAGGGGATCGCACTATGCGACGTGCGCCTGGTACGGGATCGAGGAGGGCCTGGTGTCCGCCGTCGCCGCGCTGCCGAATACTCCGGAGAAGTGCACGGGCTGTGCTGAGAAACCTGCCCGTGATCATGCGCTGATCTGTGACAGCTGCTTCTACCGGTTGCGTGGCCTGGTGAGGGATGCGGATGATCTGATGGGGCGGCTGCAGTCGTTGGCGGACCCGTTGAAGGCGACGCCGACGGATAAGGCGCCGGGTGGGCGGGCGGCCGCGGTCGAGCCGCCGGCACCCGTGGACGCTGATCTGCTGGATGCGCTGAACGATGTCTGGCACACGCTGCACTCGTGGGAACGGTTCGCAGATCACCGCACGCTCGAGGCGGTTCTCCCGGATCTCGTGAACGACGCAGAGCATGTGCGCGTGCTGGGGATCGGGTTCCTGGATCGGCATCCACCGTTCGAGGGCCTCCGAGACTTCTGGTCCGTGCAGGACGCGGTCGATAAGTGGGGTGTGGAGCGTCGCACGAAGGGCGAGCCGACGTGGGAGGTCCCGAATGACCTCGACGAGGAGGCTGTCCCTCGCCCTGAGTGGGGAGACCCGCTGTTGAACCGTGACGACGCCGCGAAGGTCGCAGGCTCACTGCGCACGCTGCGCCGATGGCGAAAGAACGAGCAGATCACGCCGGCGGGGGAGATCTACGTCGCGGGCGTGCGCACGACCCTGTTCCGGCATTCCGAGCTCGTGAAGCTGAGGAGCGAGATGAAGGCGAAGACCGGGCGACCTGCCAAGACCACAAACCACGAGATTGGGAGACACGATGTCAAAGCGTGAGCGGTTGTACGACGTGAGCGTGTCTCAGGCGCTAGAGAAGATCCACGTAGTTCGGGCGCAAGCAAGGCCGAGGCTAAGCGCATCATCGTAGACCTGACGCGCGACCAGCTTGACGAAGATGATCCCCGCATCGTGGAGTCGTTCGGCGGCGCCATCGGGCCGGAGAAGGTCAGCAGTCTGGTGCGCCTTGTGTCGGGAGATCACAAGATTGAGAGTCAGGCATGAGCACGCACACGAAGGTCAACGAGGTCGTCTACTCGGATAGCGAGTGCCCCTTCGATTGCAGCCACGACGAGTGCCCGACCGAGCGCGTCGACATCTGCCAGGAATGCTCGCGAGAGAGCTGGGAGGAACACGAGGGCGGTGTCATCACCTGGGCCGAATGCCTGGACAACCTCGCGCTCGATGAGTTCGACCGCCCGGCAGATGTCGAGATTGGGAGGCATCGTGAGTGATCTTCGGATCGTGCCGGTGGACCTCAGGCACGCGCAGGAGTTCGTGGACGCCCATCACCGGCACCACGAGCGCCCGGTCGGGCACAAGTTCAGCATAGGCGTCGCGAAGGGCGAACAGCTGGTCGGTGTGGCGATCATCGGGCGTCCCGTGTCGTCCGTGATCCAAGCAGAGGGATTCACTCTCGAAGTGATCCGCACGGCGACGGACGGCACCCGCAATGCGAACTCGATGCTGTACGGGGCTGCACGCCGCGCTGCGTTCGCGCTCGGCTACGACCGGCTCATCACCTACACACAGGACGGCGAGAGCGGCGCGAGCCTCCGAGCAGCTGGGTATCGGGTTATCGCGAAGCGCCCGCCACGTAAGGGATGGGACACTCCGAGCCGCCCGCGCGTGAACAAGAACGATCGCGTCGCCCGCACCCTGTGGGACACGTCGGCAGATGTCGAGATTGAGAGACAGCCATGAAGTGCGGCTACTGCGGCAGGTTCATGGCAGCGATCGATTACGGACTCTCGTACGGCACCGAGTGGGTCTGCTCAAAGCAGTTCGATCACATCGTCGCCGATCCGGCGCACTGGACGGTCAGCGACCTTGACACGGCCGTGCGGGTGGCGAAGATGCGCGCTGGGCTTGATCCCGACCAGAAGCACCTACCAGCCACGTTCATCGATCACATGGATGAGGAATGGCGCATGCCGTTCTGGAAAGCACAACTTGAAGCGATCGTCGCGGCTGGGGCCGCTGCGGATGTCGAGATTGGGAGGCAGCCTATGGAGCCATCTCCCGGGGGAACCGATCGTCCCGGAGGCTGAGGAACAACTCGCGGCGCGCGTCCGCGTCAATCTCGTAACGCGTGGCGGGAGGAAACTCAAGGCGATCGGGGATGCCGTCCCACTCGGCTGTTACCGTCAGCCAGTCCCGTCCGGACTCCTTCACCACGGTTGTATCGAGGTGTTTGATCGACTTGCGTTCGACGAGGTGCCACTGGGTCTCGGCGGAATGGTTCGCGGAGTTGGCGGGCTTGTCGATGGTAACGAACAGCGCGAAACGCTCGGTCAAGCCGAAAAGTGTGAGGCGGGTTGACTCATACGCTCCAAACGCGTCTCGTCTGAGCTCAAGATACGTGAACTTTTCGCCGTCGAGCCAAAGCTCGATCCGATCGCTGAGCTGCTCAACCCAGTACGGGTACTGCTGCGGGTAGCGGCTGCCCTTCAGATCCGACCAGTTGTAGTCGATAGCCGATGCCAATTGTTCGGACAGGTTGTACATGGTCGCTCCTCGATGCTCGTGTGTCCACACACTATCGATAGGGGGCCATATAGAAGGCGCCAGAGGACACGCCGAGCAGATCGGCCGGAAACGTGGCCGCCACTCCTGTTATGCTGTGCATGCACTAGTAGTGACGGAAAGCCTCGCCCTGATCGGCGGGGCTTTCGTCGTTGCTGGGCACTGCCCCCGCCACCACACGCTCACATCCCTCTGCAAGCGACGTGCTGCCATGACCTCGCGTGACCTGGTGAGAGGGTCGGCGCTGAGAGAGCAGCCGAAGACGGTCGCATGATGCGCACACTCGAGCGGTGATGGGCGGCGGGGCACAGATTTAACTGGTGCTGGGCGAAGGTGCGCTCTTGCTCCTAGGCGTGAAACGGATGACGTCGGAACCTTTCAGGGTCGATCCGTCGCCGTCCCATGTGACACGCCCTTCCGCGCGCAACTCGAATAGAAGGTTCGCGAGCTCGCCAGGCTCCACATCTTCTCGCCGCGCAAGCGCCTTAGCAATCTCATCAAGGGTTAGCGATTCACTGTTGCGCTGCTGCCGAAACGAGAGCAAGCGGATAACACGTGACCGCAACGGAACTCTGCTGGCGAGCTCGTTGACTGACTCGCGAACCACCGGGTCCATTCGAGATTGCAGGCCAGCCACTTGCTCCCGCGTGATGCCGAGCTCTGTGCTTATCTTCGCCATCTGCTCTAGAAGTTCGGCGGACGCCTCACTTTCTTCCGAAGGGGAGGCAGCAGCGTCCTCCTTTCGCCAGATGTGACTGCTCATGTCGTCCATCGTCTTCTTGACGATGGAAAAACGTGTCCGAATACATCCTGTTGAACAGCAACTCGAGACGGTCGACGGCTCCTTCAATGCTGTTCGAAGCGGATCTCGCGCTCTCGGCTTGCTTCGACGCCAGTACGAAAAAAAACGATGGCCAGTGCAATAGCCACGATCGCGAGTACCAGCGAGGCTATAGACGAGACCAGGCTCATCAAGTTCAGTTGTTCGGTCATCGCGGGTCTCCTGACAGCGTCATTGTCGTACAGCAGCCTCTGATCCTATCGGCCGTGACTCGTCGGAGGTGCTTGCGTGGGTAGTCGTAGCATCCGTGACGGGAAGGGCCACCGTGCCTACCGTCGCCTGCAGGCCGCGCTCAAGCGCCGCACGAAGGCGCAGAGCCTCCCGTGCGGGTATGGATCACCGTCGGGCTGGGGATGCGGCGAGCAGATCGACACCGACCTGCCACACACTCACCGCCTATCGTTCACTGCTGACCATGACCAGGCGCTCGCGAACGGCGGCCGGCTCGTCGGCCAGATCCTCATCCCGATGCACAAGTCGTGCAACTCCCGGAAGAGCGACAACGCCGTCGCCGAGATCTGGGCAGCCACCTGACCGAGAGGACACCATCATGGCTATAAGCAACAAGGTAGACGTCGTCATCGCCGAGGGTGAGCCCGCACGCGGATGGGAACGCCTTGCCGGAGTGCTCAACGAGGTCGCCGCGACCCTCTATGTCGCACCTGACCCGGATCGCCGCTTCATCGTCCTTGCGCCATCGAAGCGTGCGGGCACTGAGCACGCTGCAGCCGTGGGCATCGATCCGGTCGCTATCGTCACGCCTCGCAGCATGCATGGTGCACGCGGACTCGTCGTCGACGAGATCATCGAGGCGCCCGGGCTGAGCACCGAGGAGCGCGCCGAGCTGATGGCCGAGACATCCCCGGCACTCGTGACGAGCAGCGCCGACTGATGGCCATGCTCGCCGGAACGATGAGCTTCGTGTGTTCCTCGCTGTGGGGGATGACGGAGAGCCTTGCGAGGTGGGTGCCGTGAGCGTCCCCCTGCGCGCATCTGAGGACTCGCCTGGCGTGATCACGATCCATACCGCTGAGGCCATGCAAGCCGTCGAGAACGCCCTCCGCGGCCTCTCCGATGGCCCTGACGCCCGCGCCTGATCCCAGATCGTCAGAAAATCCAGACATGCCCCATCACTGCCAGTCTCCCGCGCGGTCCTGGCAGTTCTCTCCGTGTGTTAATTCACGAATGTGGGGGAATTGAAGGGGGTGGGGGGAATGGGACGACCCAAAGCGCCTTGCGGCACCGAATCGGCGTACCGGCGGCATCTCCGCAACGGCGAGCCCGTTGATGATGCGTGTCGTGACGCGCATGCGGAGGGGCGTCGGAACTCGCGGCGGTCACCTGCTGCCTCGGCGGCGCCCGTCGCGCCTGCACTGAGCGATGCTGTCGACGATGACGTGGTTCAGGACGATATGAAGCTGATCGTCGACACTCTTCGTACCGCGTTCACTTCGATTGCGAAGAAGGACCCGACGCGGCTTGCGCCGATTGCGCGTGAGTTCCGTTCTGCCGTCGAGCTGTCAGCGGGCCGCGTGATGCGCCGAAGGAGCTGACCCTTGCCGAGCAACTCGCCGAAGCCCGCGCTGCTCGGGCTGCAAGAGCCCCGAGTAAGGGCGCTGCCTCTTAGTCGTCTCGACACTCTGATTGATGACGTTCTCGACATCTGTGACCTCGCCAACATTCGTTGCGATCCGTGGCAGGAAGGTGCGCTTGAGGCGACGCTTCGATTGACGCTGACGGGCAATGGGCGGCGACTGAGTTCGGGATCCTGGTCTCTCGTCAGCAGGGCAAGGGCAACATCTTGCTCCCGTATGAGCTTGCTCATCTGTTCTTGTGGCCGCGTGAGGATGGCGCGCCGAAGCTGATTGGTCACACCGCGCACGAGGGTGCCACGGCCCGCGAGGCTTTCCGCCGCGCGCGCCGCGCGATTCTCGCTTCTCCGATCCTCCGCGCTGAGCTTGTCGGCGGTGGTCGGCAGACGGCGCAGGGCGTTACTGGAATTTCGACTGGAAACGGCAACTGGGCGATCGAGCTGAAGAACGGCAACCGCCTGATCTTCTTCACCCGGACCGGATCTGCTGGCGTTGGAATCTCGTTCGACGTGCTGATCGTTGATGAGGCGCAGCACTCGCCTCTTACGATCCTTGAGGCGTTGCTGCCGACGACGGATGCCAGCCCGAACAAACAGGTGTTGTTCACGGGCACGGTCCCGAAGGAAGATCAGGACGGCGAGTACTTCGAGGGTCTGCGTGATCGTGGCCGCATGGGCGGTCTCGAACGTACCGGCTGGATCGAGCACACGCCGGTCGGGTCTGATGATCCGAAGACCGCGGCGAAACTTGACCTCGGCAGCCCGCAGGTGTGGCGTGAGGGTAACCCGGGGCTCGGCATCCGGCTTGCGTGGAAGACAGTCCAGGATGACTGGGATCGCATGGGGCAGACGAACCCAGATGCGTTCTCCCGGCAGCGGCTGTCGATCTGGCCGAGCCGCAAGGTTGAAGAAGCTGCGAAGCTCTCTGAGCTCGACATCGAAGTGTGGAAGCGTCACGCCGACGAGAACGCAGCCGTCGGCGGGGATGGCGTGGTGCTGTCCCTGGCGCTCGGCCGCGGCGGAGGATACGGCACCATCGGCGCCGCGGTGCGAGTGGACTCAGAGTCGATCGCCGTCGAGCACATCCACACTGAGTCAAGCACGCGCTGGATCGCACCGATGCTCAAGAAGCTGAAAACCGAGTACGGAAACGCCCTGGTAGTCCTCGATCCGAAGAACGCTGCGGCAGTTATCTCGGCATTGGAGCACGCGAAGGTGAAGTACCTCGCGATGAACCTCGACGAGATCGCTGCGGCACACACGCTGTTCATCGAGCACGTGAACGCCGGGCTCGTCCCTCACCGTCCGCAGAAAGAAGTCACGAAGTCGCTTGAGCTAGCGACGACGCGGAACATCGGCCGGGCCGGTATGACGTGGGAACAGTCCGACCCGAGCAAGCCCGTGTCGATGGTGCAGGCCGTGACCTGGGCGCTATGGGGCGTACTCAAGTCCGAAGCGTCCCCGAAGAAGCGCACGCCGCCGCCGCCGAAGGCTGCAGTACTCACTCGCGACGACGTCGCTCATAACGAAGTAGATCTCGCTATCGCGCGGTTCTGATGAAGGGGGTTCGCCTTGGCTGAGATCGGATATCAGACGGACGGCTCACTTCCCGGATGGGGCAGCTGGATCGGCGAGACCAACGAAGAGAATCCTGACCTTCAGTGGCCGAAGTCGATCAACGTGTTCGACCGGATGCGCCGCGAAGATCCGCAGGTAAAGTCCGTACTCCGCGCTGTCACGCTGCCGATCATGCGCACCGAGTGGGCGATCGACGGCACCGGATGCCGCCCCGAGGTCGTCGAGCACATAGCGGCAGACCTCGGTCTGCCGATCAAGGGCCAGCCCGCCGCCGCACCGCAGCGCACGAAGGGCCGGTTCTCGTTCAAGGAGTTCCTGCGCCTCGCGCTGCTCGAGCTCGTCTACGGTCACTCGTTCTTCGAGCAGGTCTACGACCAGTCCAACGGGGCGACGCATCTCGCGAAGCTCGCATGGCGGCCGCCGCGCACGATCTCGGATATCGAGGTCGCGAAGGATGGCGGCTTGGTCGCTATCAAGCAGGGTGGTCTCGCTGGGCGCGGTAGCGTGCGCATTCCTGTTGCTCGCCTCGTCGCTTTCGTGAACGAGCGCGAAGGCGCGAACTGGCTTGGCGAGTCGCTACTCCGTTCGGCCTACAAGATGTGGCTGCTCAAGGATCGCGTTCTGCGCATCCAGGCACTCGCAGCGGAACGCAACGGCCTTGGCCTTCCGGTGTTCACGGTCGGCACGCCGCCCGAGGGCGAGGACTTCGACAAGGTCGTCGCCTGGCTGGATGACGAGATCAAGCGCGGTCTGAAGATCGCGAAGGATGCCCGTGCTGGCGAGGCCGCCGGTGCTTCTGTGGGTCCTGGATCCAAGCTCGAGTTCGTCGGTGTGACAGGGAAGATTCCCGACCTCGACAAGCCGATCCGGTACTACGACGAGCAGATCGCTCGCGCAGTACTTGCCCACTTCTTGAACCTCGGAACCGAGACAGGATCGTGGGCCCTCGGGTCGACGTTCGCGAACTTCTTCACGGACTCGCTGAACGCTGTCGCGCAGCACATCGCCGACATCACACAGCAGCACGTCATCGAAGACCTCGTCGATCTGAACTGGGGACCGAACGAACCTGCACCGCGCCTGGTGCCGGCGGGGATCGGCGAGCAGCAGCAGATCACCGCTGAGGCGATCAAGTCGCTCATCGATTCCGGCGCGGTCAAGCCGGACGACGGACTACGGGCATACGTGCGTGACAAGTTCGGTCTGCCAGTCGAGGACCTCGCACCCGACGCGGGGGACGACGAGACCGCACGCGAACTCGCCAAGTTCATTGCTGAGGTCGTTCAGAAGATCTACCTCGGCACGGACAAGCCCGTGCTGAGACAGGACGAAGCGCGCGACATCATCCGCCGCGCCGGTGCCGACATTTCCGGTGATGGACCCGACGTGAGCCGGATGCCATCGACGCCAGCTGAGGAGGCCGCATGACGAACGAGCACGCCGGTGTGAACCGGTACTGGGGCAAGAACAGCCCGCCGAAGTCGAAGGCGGAGTTCTTCGACGCGATCACCATGCCCGCACCTGCCGGTGAGGGAAGCATCGCCACGATCCGGATGTACGGTCCGATCGACTCCTACGGCGGATGGTGGGGCATCAGCGCGAGCGACGTCAGCGACGTTCTCGACGGCCTGCCCGACACGGTGACGCAGATCATCCTGCGGATCAACTCACCTGGCGGCGAGGTATTCGAAGCGATGTCGATCCTCAACATGCTGCGCGCCCACAAGGCGAGCGTGATCGGAGTCATCGACGGCCTGGCCGCATCCGCAGCATCCGTGATCGCAGCGGGATGCGATGAGACTGTCATGTCGCCGGGCACGCAGATGATGATCCACTCGCCGTCGTCGATCGTCTGGGGTAATGCCGCTGACATGCGGAAGGTTGCTGACGTTCTCGATGGCATCGAGGAGTCGATCATCTCGATCTATCGCGACAAGGCAGGGGAGTCCGCATGGGGCGAATTGCTCTCGGCGGAGACCTGGTACACGGCGCAGCAGGCCGTTGAAGTCGGGCTTGCCGACCGCGTCGCAGTCGTGAAGGACGCGGGGGAGACCTCGACGGCCGGAGCGGACGACGATTCGATCGAGCCGCTTGAGGGCGACGATATCGACGACATGTACCAGGCCGCGCGCGCACGTCTCGGCTTTCACACCACTGGCGCTGTGGCGCCCATAAAGCTCCCGAGCTCGTCCGAGCCGGGTGACCCCAACCGAAAGGAGAACGTCGTGGCTTACGACGATCTGACGGCTGGCCTTCGCGAGCGGCTCGGCGTGACCGATGCCGCTGCAACCGACGAGACGCTGCTCGCAGCTGTCGACGAGGTACTCGCGGAGCAGTCCGAAACCCCCGCGGCTGCCGCCGCATCGATCCCGTCTGGCACGCAGCTGATCGAGGACAACGTCCTCACCCAGCTGCGCGCGGATGCCGTTGCTGGCCGCGAGGCACGTAACGAGCAGATCTCCGCACGCCGCGACGGCATCATCAGCGATGCATTGTCCGCGGGGCGTATCAGCGCGGCATCTGCTCCGCAGTTCCGCGCGATGCTCGACGCCGACGAGACGGCCGCCTCCGCGGTCATCAGCTCGCTGGCCGCCAACACGGTTCCGGTCGAGGAGGTCGGTCACTCCGACACCCTCACCAGCGCCGACGACTCGCTCTACGCCCAGGCGGGCTGGGGCAACGACGAGAAGGAAGGTGCCTGATCATGGCTGATTACCTGCCCAAGTTCAAGCCCGGACAGGCTGTGACCTTCACCGCATCGGCCAACGTGGTCGGTGGGCGTCTGGTCGAGGTCACCGGCAACCGCACGGTCGGCCCCGCGGGCGCTGACGCTGCCGATGTCGTCGGCGTCGCCGCGTTCGACGCTCTGGCCGGCGATCCGGTCACGGTGTACATGCGGCCCGGGGGCGTGCATCCGCTCACCGCCTCGGCTGCGATCGTCGCTGGCGTGAAGGTCTCTGCGGCTGCGGCCGGGAAGATCCAGACGATCGGATCGACCACCAACCCCGTCGGCCTCGCTCTTGAGGCCGCAGCCGCCGACAACGACGTCATCGACGTCCTGTTCATCTAAGGAGGGACGACATGCCGTCGTACACCTACCCGGTTGCCCGTCCCACGGGCACCCTGTCCACGGAGCAGATTCACCTGCTCCTCAGCAACCCCGCGCTCATCGCGCGGCGAGTGGCCGAGCTGACCGACCAGCGGTTCATCTCGGACTACCTGCTCGCGAACCGCTACACCGCTGAGGGTGGCGGAATCTTCTACGAGACGGGTGAGCAGATCTTCCCCGCCGATGCGTCGGAGTCTGTCGGCCCGAACGGCGAGTACCCCAAGACGGTACTCACCACGGGCGAGCTGGCCGCCGCGAAGACCGACAAGCGCGGTCTCGAGACGGACATCACCGACGAGAAGATCAAGCAGGCAGGTCAGGTCACGGTGAACCGTGCGCTGACCAAGCTCGTCAACGGCGTCGTCCGCGACGTCGACGCGATCGCCATGGCAGTCATCGCCTCGAAGGTGACCGACACGTTCGCCTCGAGCGCGTGGACCACTGTCGCGAACGTCGTCACGGCACTTGCCGCGGCGAAGGCGAACCGCGAAGATCTCGCACTGGGCCTCGACCTCGACACCGTCGCACTCTCGGGTGCGCAGTGGGCGAAGGTCATGGGGCTGTTCGCTTCGGCTGGCGTCCTGCCGCGAGAGGGCAACGGCAACCCGCTGGTGAACGGGAGCTTCCCGCAGAACCTGCTTGGGTACACCTGGGTCACCTCGCCGCACATCGTCGGATCGGATCCGATGCTGGTCGATCGCGTGCAGCTCGGCGGAATGGCCGACGAGGATCTCGGATCGCCGGACTACGTCCGCGCGGGTGAGTTCAACGTCGAGACCTACTCGAACCGCAACAAAACGGACAGCTACACCGTTCGTGCTCGTCGCGTGACGGTCCCTGTTGTCCTGGAGCCGCACGCCGGCCTGAAGATCACCGGAACGGGTCTCTGATGGCTGCCGCGCCGTCGGCTGAGCAGAAGGCGGCGGCCGACAAGGCTGCTGCTGAGAAGCAGGCCGCAGAAGAGAAGGCGAAGCAGGAGGCATCCGAGGCCGCCTCCACCGAGCCTGAGAAGGAAGCGGAAGATGCTGAGCCACGCTTCATCGTGACCGGCCCGGTCGCGGTCATCCGCACCCCGGACGGCTCGGAGCGGTACTTGTACCGCGGCGCGCACGTCCTCCCGGATGCCTTCGACGCGGACAGCATCAAGCACGTGGTGAGCCTCGGCCTAGTCGCCGAGATCAAATAAGAGATAGGGGGCGATGATCATGGCGGTCACGCACGACAAGATCGGCACCGATGAGGACCTCGCACGCGAGGTGCTCATCATTGGCCACGACATCGCCCCCTGCATCTCCTCGTTCGTCGATGACAGCGAGGACCAGAAGAACGCGATCGCGATCCTGCGTCGCGTCTACAAAGATCTTGCCGGTCGCGGTTCCCGGCTCGTGAAGGGCCAGCGGATCGGGTCGCGTCCGTCGACTACGCAGACGTCGAGTCAGCGTTTGACGGTCAGCCTGGGCGCGCTCTGCGGGCGCTGTGCAAAGCACCTGCATCCCCAGGTCTCTCTGTCGGGTCTTTCCCGATTGAGCGCCCCATCGCTCGCCTGTGGCCGGAGCGTTACTAATGGACTTTCCGTTCGGTCGTACCGTGTTCCGGTTGCGCGCGGGAACGATTACAGACCCGTACTCCGGGGATGAGACACCGGCGGACTGGTCGACCCCGGCGACGCTGGAGATTCCCGGCGCGTTCGTCGCGCAGACATCGACTTCGCTGCTCGGCAATGCGACCCGCGAGCAGGCAGTTGAGTCGAAGTCCCTGTTCTGTGAGGGCAGCTTCGACATCCAGAAGGGCGACCGCATCCGCGATGGCGCGGACGGCGCGCCGATCTACTCAATCGACGGCATCCCTCCGGCGGCGGATACGAACCCGTTCACTGGGTGGACGCCGCCTCGAGAGATCCCGCTGACCCGCGCGGTCGGCTGAGCGAAGGAGACCCCGATGGCTCGTAGTGGCAACACCGAAGTCGAGTTCAATGAGCGGTTCTTCGAGACTGTGCTTAGGCAGTCGAAGGTTGAAGCGCTCGTCGACGGCATCGGGAACAAGGCGCTCTCGAATGCACGCGCGAGCGCACCTGTTGACGATGGCGACTACCGCGACGGACTCCACCTGGAGCATTACGAATCCCGTTACCGGCGCACGACACGCATCGTCGGAGACGATGACAAGACGCTGCTGCTGGAAAGCAAGGGTGGCTACCTCGCTCGGGCATTGAAAGCGGCGAAGCAGTGAGAGTCACTCCGCCCGATCTTGAGCTGTGGCTGACGGGCTACGTGCGCGCCATCGCGGCTGCTGAGGGCGTGAACGTGTCGGTGTCAAACAAGGAGCCGCCGACGCTGTCATTGCCGCTCACGCGTCCGCTCATAGTGATTCGTGACGACTCCGGTCCACGCCTCTCGCATGTGACCTTCGACCGGTCTATCGGTGCGTCTGTTCTCGCCGGATCGCGGATGAACGACAAACCCGCGAACGACATCGCCCGATGGCTCGCAGCGGTCCTCTTCGACCTCGACCTTCCTCTCGGCCCGGACGTACCGGCGCCGATCTCCATGCCGCCGATCGCAGCCGTCGACCCGTCCGGGTGCAATGGCCCGTACGCGGTGCTTGAACAGCTCGACGTCGCACGCCGTTACCTGACGGCGCAGTACGTCGCGGCCGGCTCCTGGTGAGCTACCAACCCGACACACGGAGGAAGCATGCGGACGATTTGGAAGTTCCCTCTTGGGTATAGAGGAGACCCGCGGTTCGAAGTCGAGGTCCCTCGCGGCGCTGTGCCACTCCGAGTCGACTTCGACCCCGCCGGCGAGCTCGTGATGTGGGCGGAGGTAGATCCGAAAGCGGAGCGCTCGCTCGCTGCGGTCACTGTCGTCGGCACAGGGAACCCGATCCCGGAGGGCGTTGGGACGTATGTCTCGACATTCATGTCGGAGCCGTTCGTGTTCCACGCCTATGTCGTAACTCCGTCATAGAGTGAGAACGGCCCCGGGGAGTGCGTCAACACTCAACCCGGAGCCTGACCCAACAGATCGAGCTAAGGCGATCGGAGGGCTGCGATGCAGTCTACCCAGGCACGCGGATGCACCATCGATGGATGCGGCCGAAAGCACAAGGCGCGAGGTCTCTGCCTGCGTCATTACCAGCTGCAATGGTCGAGCGAGAACCGCGACAAGACCAACGCCGCGGCGCGTGCGTCGAAGGCCAAGAAGCCGGATTACTACCGCGAGCAGAACGCCCAATGGTGGCGTGACAATCCCGGTTACCATCGCGTGCGGTACGCGAAGAATCGCGATGTCCTCCTCGGGCGCAATGCCGCATACCGCGCCGCGCACCCCGAGCGCAGGCGAGACGCGGTGCGACGGTGGGCAGCGCGACACCCTGAGTCGATTCGCGCGAAGGATGAGCGATACCGCCAGGCGAACCGTGAGCGCTTTCGACAGAAGGAAGCCAAGCGGCGCGCACTGAAGGTGAGCAACGGTGCCTTCCAAGTAACTGAGCGCGACGTTCTTCGACTCGTTGCCCGCTTCGATCACCGCTGCGCGTACTGCGCAACCCCGTTCACTTCCAGGTTTCACCTGGACCACATCGTGCCGCTTGCTCGGGGCGGTCACCACGCAATCGGGAATCTCGCGCCAGCGTGCCCCGATTGCAACCTCAGCAAGGGCAAACGCCTCTTGACCGAGTGGCGGAAACGTCGGCAGGCGTAACCGCTCCATCCCATCCCACTAGGGCCTTGCATCGCGCGGGGCCCTTCGTATTTGAAGGAGTAATTATGGCTGCCGACTCAAGCGGCAATGACCTGAGCGCCGTTGGCGTCCCGATCACTGGCGTCGCCGCGTTCGCGCCGGTCGACGTCGCGAACGTCATCACCAAGGCCGAACTCGGTGCATCCCCGCTCACCCTCCCGGTGGCGGCGAAACGCCTCGGCCTGTACAAGGTCGACGGTGGCCCCGCCCCCGCTCGCGAGACTGGTGATGCGATCGAGTTCTTCCAGAAGGGCTACACGCTCGCTGGTGACGGAACTCGCTCCGTGGTCATCAACCTCGCCGAGCAGAACCCGAATGTGCAGGCGCTCACGGAGGGTGCTGAGCCGGATGCGAACGGCGTGATCGAGGTCTCCTCGTCGCTGCCCGACAACCGGTTCATCCTGTATGTGGTCACTCGATACCGAAACGGAATCGAGAAGCGCCAGATCGGTGTGGCATCGGTCACTGCCGTCGAGCCTGACCAGCAGACCCGAGGCGAGGTCGAAGGTCAGGCCGTGACGTTCACCTGGCAGGAAGACCCGCTGTTCAACAACGCGCCGTTCTGGCAGTGGGGCCCCGCGATCCCCGGTAACCCGGTCGTTGCCACGGGCGCTACGGCTGGAACACCCGGTTCGTTCACCCCCGTGGGCGCTACTGTGCCGGCGACTCTCGCTGCGCTGCAGGGACTGGGTGCGCTCGGCCAGACCGCTGCATGGACGACCGGTCAGCACGTCGTTCTCGGTAATGCCTCGCAGGCCTACTGGGATGGCGACAGCTGGGAGACCGGCACCGCCGCGTAGCAAGACCGGCTGGTCGGGGTGTCGTCGGGTCATCCCGACCAGCCATCAACACACATCACACCCGACATCCACCCGATAACCCCGACAAGGAGAACATCATGGCTACACCCAAGACCAAGTCCGAAGACCCCGGCTACGACTTCGACAACTGGACCGAAGACGACGAGACGAAGGCGATCCTCGCAGCCGTCCCCGACGTGCGTTTCATCATCGTGGAGCGTCGATTCGTTGGCCGTCTCACCGACGGCACGATCATCGAGGTTCCTCTCGCACTCAGCCTTGACGAGGTCGACGAACTCCAGGCGGACTACAGCACGCCGGTCGATCAGTTCAAGGCGATCCTGAAGAAGCTCGGCGGCGAAGAATCCGCGAAAGACTTCTCCAGCCGCGACATGGTCGAAGCAGCGATCCTCGCAGAGAAGTACTTCCGGACCCTTCAGCGCGTTCAGCAGGCGGCCTTCCCGGAATGATTGCCGTCGCCCAGATCATCCGAGAGCACCGAGGACCGGTCGCACGCGCTTTGCGCGGGTTCGGTGTAGGCATCTCTGATCTGGCGACGGCCTCACCTGGGGGGAAGCGAAACTCCTCATCGAGGAAGCTTCCGCTGATACCTCCACACACCTCGGCGCTGAGCTCGCCGGGTGGGCGTACCCGGCATCCACGCTCGAGCTACTGTCGCTGATCGCGCAGATCGGTGATCACAAGGCGTCGACGAAGCTCATGCCGTGGGTTCTTCCGGATCCACGGAAGAACGAACCGCGCGCGGATGCCGCAGAAATCGCAGAAGCTCAAGCAGCCCTCGACGACGGGTTGATCTTCTCGTCCTGAGTGGAGGGGTGTGCATGTCCTCTGAAGTCGGCTCCGGCCACGTTTCGATCTTCCCCGTGATGACGGGATTCAAATCTCGTGTCGCGAAGGGGACGAAGGAGGCCGGAGCCGCCGGGGCGAAGAGCTTTGACGGTGGATTCAAGGGTGCCGGGGCGACGGCTGGGCGCACGATCGGGAAGAACCTGAAGTCGGCGCTGTCGTCGTCTGCTGCAGATCTCGGTGCGGCTGAGTTGCGGAAGCTGAACACTGACGTTGCCTCGGCGTCGCGTGCACTGTCGTCCGTGCGACTGAAGCAGCAGGACGAGGCCGGCAAGGTTCGTGTCGCTGAGGTGAAGCTGCAGGAGGCGATCGCGAAGTCTGGGGCGGAGTCTTCTCAGGCGGTCGCCGCTGATGAGCGTCTCGCCGCGGCCCGCCGTCGTCATGCTGCCGCATCGGACGCCGTGACCGCGGCATCGCTACGTCTGAAGTCGGCGCAGGACGCTGTGCGTGTCGCGACGGAATCTGTGACGGGTGCTGTCTCACGGGGGACAGGTGGGCTGCAGGCGTTCACCAGCAATCTGCGCGATGGTTGGAAAGATTCGAAGGCGGCGCAGTCTGCCTTCACTGGCATCGCGGGATCAATCGGCGGCATCCTCCGAGCAACGTCCGACATCACTGGTCTCACTGGTCTGGCGCGTCTCGTGTCGGCACAGGTGTCGAAGCAGTTCACGTCCATGGCGACGATGGTCGGCGGCGGCATCGCCAAGGCGTGGTCCGCGTCGAAGTCGTGGCTCGGATCGGTCGGTTCCACGGTGCGTGGGGCGTTCGCTCCGATGGCGCAGTACATGGCCGCGGTGGGCACGACACTTGCATCCCCGTTCGTGAAACTCGGCTCGAAAGTATCGACATGGTTGAGCCCGGTCACGACACAGGTCTCTGCGTTGTTCTCGAAAATCGCAACGGTCGCTGGTCCCGCGGCCGGGCGACTAGTGTCAGCGTTCGGCTCTGGGCTGTCGCGCATTGGGTCTACCGCGGCGTCTGCGTTCCAGTCGGTTGTCTCCGCAGCTGGCCGTGCGGCGACCGCAGCAGGGGAAGCGCTCGGCCGCGGCATCCAGTCCGCCGCCACCGGTGCCGTCACTATCGCGGCCGCAGGGATCGGTATCGCGCTCACCTCGGGCTTCGGTCGCCTGGCTGCGATTGATACGGCACGTGCGAAGCTCACTGGTCTCGGGAACGATGCCACCGCTGTCGACAAGGTCATGTCCGACGCGATGGCCTCCGTCAAGGGGACCAGTTTCGGACTTGGCGAAGCAGCCACGGTCGCGGCATCCGCGGTCGCAGCAAACATCAAGCCCGGCGAGCAGCTGCAGTCCCATCTGAAGAACATCGCGAACAACGCTGCCGCGGCTGGCCTGTCCATGGAGGACATGGGGTCGATCTTCAACAAGGCGGCCACGCAGGCAAACGGTGTCCAGAACGACATCATTTCCCAGCTTGCCGACAAAGGCATCCCGATCTACCAGGCCCTCGCGGACCAACTCGGCGTCACCGCTGGCGAAGTCTTCAACATGGCCTCCGAAGGCAAGATCGACTTCGAAACGTTCTCCAAGGCCGCAGAGGCTGCCGCGGGAACTGTTGCGCAGGAGATGGGTAAGACCGTCCCCGGCGCGGCAAAGAACTTCATGGCCGCCATGGGCCGGATTGGCGCGAACGCGCTCGAGGGGATCTACGGCAAGATCGGTCCGTTGATCGCGGCGGCAACGTCAGCGCTCGGCCCGATCGAAGAACGCGCGAAGGTTTTCGGCGGCGTACTGCTCAGCGTTCTCGGCCCGGCACTGGACTGGATCACCAACCTGCTGAACAAGTTCGGCGAGGGTGGCGGTCTGGCGAGTATCGGTCTTGGTGGGCTTAGCAGCGTCATCGCGCCACTTGCGGGCGCGTTCGCTGCTCTCGGTGCTGGCGGGCTCGCGGGTGTGCTGACTCGGCTCCCGCTTCTTGGGCCGATGCTTGGTGGACTCGCAGGACCGTTGGCGTTGCTCGGCGGGCCGCTCGGTATCGCCGCGGCCGCGTTCGGTGCGTTCGCGCTCTCCGGCGGTGACGTCGGGTCCCTCGTTTCTGGGCTGACGAGCATCATCGACCAGGTTGTCGCAGCACTTCCTGGTCTGATTGATGCGGTCGTCGCCGCTGTGCCTGGCATTGTGAACGGGATACTCGGCGCAATCCCCCAGCTGCTTACCGCGGCGACGGGCATCGTCACCGCGCTGATCTCCGGCATCGTCACAGCGATCCCGCTGTTGGCCGCGGGTGCAGTCTCGCTGGTACAGGGCCTGATCACCGCGATCGTCGCCAACCTCCCGATGATCATTCAGGGTGCGATCCAGCTGGTGACCGCCCTGATTCAAGGGATCGTCACCGCGCTGCCGTTGCTGATCACTGCTGCTGTGCAGCTCGTGACAGGACTGCTGACAGCGATCGTAGAAGCGCTGCCGATGATCATCGAGGGCGGCATCCAGCTGCTCATGGCGCTCATCACCGGCATCATCGGGGCGTTGCCGATGCTGCTGCAGGCGGCGCTCGATCTTGTGATGGGCTTGCTCACGGCGATCATCGACAACTTGCCGTTGATCATCGAGGCCGGCATCCAGCTATTGATGTCGCTCATCACTGGGCTGATCGATGCGCTCCCGCAGCTGATCACCGCGGCGATCGAACTCGTGCTGCAACTCGTAGTCGGACTGTTGCAAATGCTCCCGAAGCTGATCGAGGCGGGTATCACGCTCGTGGTCGCTTTGATCACGGGGCTGATTGACGCGATCCCGAAGATCATCGCGATGCTGCCTCAGATCATCGAGGCGATCTGGAACGGTCTCGCTGAGGTCGACTGGCTCGGCTTGGGTGCGCAGATAATCCAGGGCATCATCGATGGTTTCTTCAGCATGATCGGGTCCGTCGGTGACGCCATCGGAGAGGTGCTTGGCGGCATCCTTGACTTCTTCCCGCACTCGCCAGCAAAGAAGGGGCCGCTGTCCGTAACAGGGTGGCGTCAGCTGAAGGCATCGGGCGCGGCGACGATGGAGCAGTTCAACGCTGGTGCGATGGACGAATCCGGGAGCTTCGGCGACGCGCTAGTAGGCATGGCATCCTCAGCATCGCGGAGGGCGCAGACGGCGATGAAGTCGGTGTCCGCGACTGTGAGCGCGGCCGCGACGCACTCAAGCGCCACATCCATGGAAGCAGGTGCTTCTGGGGAAAAGGCAGCAGGGTTCTCGTTCACCCATACCGGCGACATCATCACGGTCGATCCGGATGCGGCTATGCGTCGTCAGCAGCAACTATGGAGCCGCGCTCTTTCGGCGTTGCCCTCGATGTAGGAGGTCTTGATGCCGATCGTTTTCGCGTCTGCGGTATCCAATCCCGGTGCGGCATGGATGGACCGTGGTCTGTCGATGAGGTGGACCGGTGCGGATGGGTCGGTGTGGGATCTCGCTGATCCGCTCGGTGCTGTCCCTGGCATGGGTAGGGGAGTGACGGGGCTACACATGCCCCAGATGACATTGTTTGAGTCATCGTCTCCGCTCGTGCCAGGGGTGCAGCTCGTGGACTACGCGATCCAGAAACGGCCGGTCTATTGGCCGCTGATATTCAAGGGGAAGTCGATCCCTGCTTGGCATGCCGCGTACAGTGCGTTCTTCGACTCGATCCACCCGGTGAAGCCGGGGACGTGGACGGTCGGGAAAGGGAAGTCGGCGCGCACGTTGGAGCTGACCGGCACCTTTGAAGCTGACTATGCGTTCGATCGTGATCCATTCACGACGGGCCTCGCCATCATCGGCCTCGAGCTGGTTGCGTCCCGTCCCCTATGGCGTGGTGTCCCGATCTCGCAGGAGTTCGGCACGGCCGAGGGCGTGCCGTTCATCGACGCGATGGAGTTGGCGCCCACGTTCAACGTGAGCCCGGCGGCGACGTTTTCGAAGGCGGAGGTTTCCAATCCGGGCAATGAGCCGGCTTACCCGATGTGGACGGTGATGGGCCCGTTGGATTTGGTGCAGATCGGTATCGGTGACGCGCTCATTGATGTGCCGTTCGAGGTCGCTGCCGGTTCTGTGCTGGTGATTGATACTGATCCGTCTGGCCGGTTCGCGACTCTCGATGGTGTGGACTGCACCCGCGAGCTGGGTTTTCAGATGTTCGCGCCGGTCCCGCTGGTGGGTCTACACCCTTGGCGTTGGCTGCGTCTGGTGCGGGGACTATCCGTGTGGATTTGACGCCGCTGCACTGGCGGGCGTTCTGAGGGGGAGTCGATGTTGAAACGGTTCCTTCGCACGGTGGTCTCTGATGCGGCCGGTGAGTATCTGACGGACTTCACGTCCAGGGGTACGGTGGTGCAGCGGGCGTATGCGGCGCACACGGCGGCGATGGTGATCCCGGAGTCTCATCCGGTGGTCGCGACGATGCTGGGCGCGGACGGTGCGCGCGGTGCGGTGTGGATGGTGTCTGTTGATGAGGATGCCGGGACGCTGACTTCTGAGCTGGTCTGCTCTGGCCGGGTGCTGTCGCTGTCCGGTGAAGATGCCCCGTATGGCACGGTCGGCGTGAACGTCGTTGATGACAAGTCGCTGTTGGACAGCATCCTTGGCTGGCAGGTCCCAGGCGCGCCGCTGGCAGGTCAGAGCGCCGCGGAGTACGCGACTTATACCGGGCCGACAGAAACGCGTGTGAAGGCTGCTGTGGCCGCGAACGTCGCCCGGCTGGGGTTGGCGTGGGATGTCGTCCCCACACGGGGGAAAGGCACCACGGGAACGTTGGAACTGCGGATGCATGATCTGACTCGCAAGGTGATGCCGCTGCTCGAAGCAGACCGGCTGATCCTCTCCGTGATCCGTGAGGACACGGGACGGTGGACGGTCGACGTTGTTGAGGGTGCGACGTTCCCGCGGCCGCTGACACCGATGTCTGGTGTACTGCAGTCGTGGTCGTGGGTGATCGAGCAGCCCACGGCGACGAGGGTGGTGATCGGTGGCCGCGGTGAAGGCACCGAACGTGAGTTCCAACAGGTCACAGATACGGCGCGTGAGACTGCGCTCGGCCTCCCGCTGGAGGTGTTCATCGATGCGCGTAACACCGAGGAAGGTTCTGATATCACCCCTTCTGGGTGGGATGAGCTCGCTGACCGTTCTGGGAAAGCGGGGTTCACGGCAGACCTGTTGGAGTCGTCGTGGTTCAGCTTCCCGGACGGGTACAGGCTCGGCGACCGCGTGAATATCGAGGTCGGCGCGCTGTCGGTCGATGACGTGATTACGCAGGTCGTGATCAGTGACGATCCGGAGAACGGTTTCCGGGTGAAGCCGACGGTGGGGTTGGCGACCGCTGACCCGCAGGAGCAGCTGCTTGCCCTGGTGAAGAAGATCTCAACGCAGGTTCGCGGATTGGAGCGACGATGACTATCAGTTCGACGGGCTTTGCAGGGACTGTTGATTACGCCGAGTGGGCGGCGTTGGCGGCTCACTCGGGCACACAGTATGGCGTTGTTGGTAAGGATGCGTACGCTGCGGCGGTGGGGTCTGGTGACCGGAAGGTTGCGGTGCAGCCGGGTCTTGCGGCGGGTCAGGGCATCCTTGATGTTTCGGATGCTGTGGAGACGCTGACGGGTGCGCCTGTGGCGGCTGGTGATCGGTGGGATCTGCTGGTGTTGCGCCGCGACTGGTCGTTGAACACGTCCACGCTGGTGCTCGTCACTGGCGGGCCAACAGCGTCGATCCCGGTCCGTGAGATGACACCGGGTGTGAAAGATGATCAGCCGTTGTGGCTGGTGCGTTTCACGGCTGGGCAGTCCGCGGCGCAGGAGTTCATTGACTTGCGGGTGTGGAACGGTGACGGTGGCCTCGCGGCACGTCACCTGTTGGTTCGCAGCTATCTGGATCGGCTGGGCTCGCGGATCTGGATCAACGGGATCACCTGGGTTCTGGGTTTCAACGCGACCGGCGATCCGACGTGGGTGCCGGATTCCGTGTATGTCGGTACGACGGCGCCACCGTTTGCCGAGAACCTCGTCTGGGTCAAGAAACCATAGGAGGTTCCTGATGGCGCTTATCGCTTCCCGGAGTATCGGCAATGCCGGGACGATGGAGATCCACGATGACGGTGTGAATGTGACGATGCGCATTCGGTCTTCGGACGGCTCGACATACAGTGGTGCCATCCCAATTCAGGTGCTCGTCAACAACTCCTGGAGCGGATGGTTCAACGTCGGCTACCCCTCGGGATCACCGTGGGTGAACGTGTGGGCGGGCGGGCTTTATTTCTCGCAGTCTGTGGCGTTCCGTGTCGGCGCTACAGGCACGTGGGGCTTTGGAAACGGTGGCGAGCTGTGGGCCGCGGTCGGTAGGGCGACGGTCCCGGATGCGCCAACAATGACAGGATTTGGCCCAAACCCAGATCAGATCACGGCAACGTCGATGCGTGTCCGGTTCAACGGTCATGGCGACGGCGGCTCACCGATCACATCATGGGCGCTGCAGCGTGCGACAGATGCTGCATTCACGCAAAACGTTGTGACCATCGGCTCATCTGGCACATCGGTCGTCACTGGCCTGGCCCCGGGTACGCAGTACTGGTGGCGGGCTCGCGGCGGGAACGCCGTTGGCGTGGGTGCTTGGTCCCCGGACCCGGTGTCGGCCCGCACCCTGTCTGCCGCGTATGTCGGCAAGGGCAGCACTTTCCCACCGGCTGCGGCCGTGAATGTCGGCAAGGGGTCGACGTTCCCGCAGGCGGAGATCTTCGTCGGCAAGGGTGGCAGCTTCGTCACTCCCGCGTGAACCTCCCGCCCACACCATCTTGACCCCCGCATCGTCGGGGGTTTTCTTATTCGAAGGAGCCGCCATGACCAAGCTGCCTATCCCGTTCGGTAACCCGATGACGTATCCGGGTCATTCGGGTGTCGATTTTCCCCAGCCCGCTGGCACGCCGTTCCTGGCGTCCGGTCCGGGCGTGGTGACCTGGCTCGGCTCGAACTCTCGAGGCGGCTACTTCATCTGGGTGAAGTACGACGCGATCGGCCCTAAGGTCGGCTACCACCACATGCCGTCGCACGGCGCGTGCCCTCGTGAAGGGCAGCGCTTCTCGTACGGTGACCAGTTGGGGGTCGTCGGCAGCACGGGCAATAGCACCGGGCCGCACCTGCACTCCGAGGTTGAGGGCTACGCGACGACGGACGGGTACTGGCAGTTCTTCGACAGTAGCCGCGTCGTCGGCGCTAACTATCCGGCGTCCGCGCTGTACGGCGAAGCGTGGGTGAAGTCCGCACAGGGCAAGCTGATCCGCCTCGGATACGACCTCGGACAGTGGGGCGCTGACGGCAAGGACGGCGATGCGACGCAGGCCGCGACGAAGGATCTGCAGAAGCGTGGCGGTCTCGATCAGGACGGCGTCTATGGCCCGGCAACGAACACCTACGCTGACCAGTTGCTTGCGCAGGGGTTCCCCCCGTTCCCGCTCCCCGCCGAATGGTACTTCGGCCCGCAGGATGGGCCTGAGGAGTCCGTCAGCGGCTTCCACGGGTACAGCGCGCAACTGCGGGTGTGGCAGCAGAAGATGGCTGACCGTGGTTGGCACATCGACCCGGACGGGCTGTACGGCAGTGAGACGGATTCGATCGCCCGCCAGTTCCAGGCCGAGAAGGGTCTGACCGTTGATGGTTTGATCGGCCCCTCTACTTGGGATGCCGCATGGACGGCGGAGGTCACCCCAGTCGGCGAGTCGCCCGCCGGAGAGCAGGAGGCGCCGGCTGGCCCGAAGGATGCAGACAACCCGCGCGGGCTGCCAACGTACGCGCCGTTCTACCCTGGCGCATTCATCGGCCTGAAAGCACCGCTCGGTGACGGGCCGCGCGGGACTGGTTACGACGACCAGCGAAAGGTTGAGGTCGTCATCGACCAGTTTCACATTCACCGCACCGGCACGAACGGTGACGATGGGGAATGGTTCTCGTATCGCAACAGCCGATCCTCGTGCCCGCATCTGCATGTCATGGCCGACGCGAGGGTGCGCGAGTTCATCACGCCCGAGTTCAAGCCCGCGCTCACTGGCCCGGACTGGAACTGGCGCGGGTACGGTGTCGAGATTCAGGGCGCTGGTAACGGGGCTGAAGCGCAGTTCGAGGTTGTCGCCGATGCGATGGCGTGGCTTGCATCCTTCGAGGGCAAGACGCTTGACGGTATTCCCGTGAAGTACAACCTTCGCCAGCGGGCGAACACCACACTCACACACCGGGAGATGATTCCTGGCACCGAGTGCCCTGGCGACTGGTGGCAGGACCGCGTCGATGCGCTGATTGTCCGAGCACGGGTAATCCTTGCGGAGAAATACGCGCGCGGTGAGCCTGAGCCGACACCGGACTCGATCCCGGTGGATCGGTCGCTGTTGCAGTCGTGGTTCGACAAGCTCAAGTATCTGCTCGGAGGTGGTGCATGACTCGCCCTCGGAACATCCAGCACGGACGGAAACGGCGCATGCCAGCATCCGTCGTCGTGCCATGCGTGATCCTCGCTGTGTTCACGGGCCTTCTCGCCTGGGAAATCATGTTCTTCTTCGGGGGTGCCTGATGCCCCCCGAACTCATCACAGTGCTCAGCACAGCCGGCGCGGTCGTCGTGGCGCTCGCCGGTCTCGTCGGTGCGGTGATCGGACACCGGGTCGCTGACCGCAAGTCGAAGCGCGACACGAAGGTCGCCGTCGTCGTCGCCGAGACCTCCGGTCAGGACAAGCTCATCGACCAGCTGCAGGAAGAACTCAAACGGTACCGGGACGCGACAGACAAACGCCTCGACCACCTCGAGGACGAGAACCGCGGCTACCGCGCATTCATCGGCATCCAGCGCGACCACATGGCAGCGCACGGCATTCCACTACCTGACTGGCCTGAGGGCCTTCCCCGCTGAGGAGCATCATGAACAAGATCTGGTTTCCGAATCAGCGGGCGATCCGCACCGCCGTGCAGGTTGTCCTCGCTCTCGCATCCGGATTGGGGGTGTTCCTGCTCGTCGCTCCGCAGGTGTTGGAGGCGGTCCGCGAGTTCCTCCCTGAGTCCTGGTATCTGTGGCTGATCGGGTTCATCGCGTTCGTCGGCACGATCGCGGCGGCGTTATCGCGCATCATGGCGATCCCGCAGGTTGATGCGTTCCTCCGTAGGTGGGGCGCCGGTTCCGCGCCCGCGGATGCCGCTGTTGTTGTGGACCCCGTCACTGGGGAGATGTCCGGGCTGACGCGTCGGCAGTTCCGCGATCTGAATTCGAAGTAAGGAAAATAGACATGGCTGAGTTTCAGGACTACTTCGGCACACCGATCGCCTACAACCCGGCGACGGAAGACCTCGTCTCGGATGCCGAGTTCACCGTTCACGCCGTCGACGACCTCGCACTCGCGACCCCACTGCGTATCACCGACCCGACCTCAGGCGTGGAGATCTCCACGCTGAAGGCGTCGAACATCGGGGTGCTCCCGGACTTCCGGGCAGACGGTGACCCGGTGCAGGTCATCATCAAGTCTGGATCGTTCACGACGAAGCTCACATCGGTGTACGGTGCAGTCGTCGCGGCGGGGCTTGATCCGGCGACTGTGCAGTCTGCGATTCAGGCCGGCGCGGATGCCGTCGCGGCTCGCGGTCGCGCTGTCACCGCTGAGGAGAACGCTGCACAGTCCGAGCAGGACGCGGCCGAGCACGCCGACGAGGTGCGGGCCGTGGTCGCGACGAACGACGGCATCATGGCGCCGATCCTCGCTGACCCGGAGTCCACTTCGGGGGCTGTACTAAGAGACACGATAGGTGCGGAAATGACCATCGCGTTGCCGTGGTTCAACGTGCGCGACTTCGGGGCGGCAGGAGACGGCGTCGAGGACGACACCGCCGCCATCCAAGCGACCATAGATGCCGCTGCGACTGCCAATGGTGGCGTGGTTCAGATCCCACCCGGCACGTACAAATGCTCTGCCACTCTCCTCATCTCCACCTCCCGCATTCATGTGGCCGGGGCGGGCTGGGACATCACCACTCTCGTCTGGCCTGCCGCGCTCGCGGCTGGCAGTGCGGGCATCCGCATCCGCTCAGCAGCGACGCGCATCGGCGCTATCTCACTGTCCGAGTTCAAGGTGTCGGGCGACCCCCGCATCATAAATCCCGGCGCAGGCGACGTGATGAACATCCCGATCGGTGTCGAGATCGACCTTTCAAGCCTGGTCGAACTCAACCGCGTCTACGTAGATCACGCCGATATTGGCATCGCCACGTCGGGCGTGACCCCAGCGACGCACCCCGGCCCGGACCAGTTGATGCTTCGCGCGTGCAAGATCTCGGCAACCTCAAGCCACGGTTGGTGATCGCGCACGGGCACTCGTTCCACATGATCGGGGGGCTTGCTGAGTTCGCGGGCGGCTACGGCGTTTCGCTATCGAACGTCAACTCGATCTTCCTCTCCGATGTTGACATCGAGTCGAACCAGCTGGCAGGGGTTCGCGTCGCCAACAACCGCAATGTTGTCATCCGCAACTGCACGTTCGAGACAAATGGGCGATCCCTCGCGGACTCGAATAACGAGAAGGCGCATCTCCTCATCGGCACGTTCAACACGTCCCATGTCGTCACTGATACGTGTTTCTTTCACGCGGGAGGCATTCGCAACATCGTGCGCATCGACCGGGGCGTATACATCGACCGCGACTCGCAGATCTTCAACAGCGAGTCTTCGGCCGCATGGGTCGGCACCGGCTCGCGCGGGGCGGTCATGGTGTTCACCGACGCAGCCTACGCAGACGTGAGAGGGAACTTTGACGTAGCCCGGTGGCCGACTGGCCCCGCAGGAAATATCCCCATTTTCCCTTCGGGCCGTTCGAAGAACACGCACGGCAAGCAGGCTTCGACTTGGCTCGCGGCAACGCCCACGTACGGCACGTGGGAGAGGGGCGACCTTGTTCACAAACCTGACCCTGCACCCTCTGTTTCGCCGGGGTGGCGATGCACCGCGCCGGGTACGAGCGGCACGCTGAACGAAGGAGCCACGACAGGCTCGATCACGTCGGGCACGAAGGTGCTGACGGTTAACTCGACCACCGGCCTCTTCATCGGCGCATACATCAAGATCGGAGCAATCACTCAGACATGGAGAGTGCTGTCGATCAGCGGAACGACGATCGGTGTCGAGCAAGCCCTCAACCCCGCCGCTGGGGCCGGGAGCACGCAGACCGATGCGGCGATCACGTTCGCAGCGCCAGTCTGGACTCCCGAGGCTGCGTTGGGCGCATGATCGAATCCGCCACCCTCGCGGTGGGGCGTGTGAGCGTGTCGGCCATCAGCGCGGCGGGGATGAACCACGTCGGGAACGTGAGGTAGGACGAGTCGATTACCGCGCCGGTGAGGAGGACGACCAGGGCGATGCGCCACTCTGGTCGCCTCTTCATCAGCGCAACGACCGCGGCGACGAGTAGACCGGTGCCGACGAACCCGAGCTGCATAACGACACCGACCCAGCCGTCCGGCACCACGGCGCGGCTACCTGTCCCGAAGAGAAAGTCGGCCGGTGTCATCGTCGCGAGGTATTGCGCCCAGATAGCCGACCGGCCAGAGCCACCGGAGGCGAGCACGGAGTCGATCGTGTATCGGGCGGCGAGGTCAGGTTCGAGGATGAGCACCCCGGCAACGACGACCGCGCCGACCGCGACGACAAGCATCCGCCATCCGAGCTTGCCGCGTTGCAGGAGCAGGATGAACAGGGGAATCGCGGCGGCGATGATGGCGGTGCGGGAGCCGGATAGTCCGATCGCGAGGATCGCGCCGACCGATGTCGCGAAGTCGAGTCGCGACCCGTGGCCTCGGAACAGTCGGGTGAGGGAGAAGATCAAGAAGAACGCCGCGGCCAGGCCGTAGATGTTGCCGTTGTGGTACGTCGACGGAATCTTGGAGAAATCCTCGCCGCCTGTGACGTAGATGATGTTGTGCTTCTCGGTGATGTCGTCACCCAGCGCGTGAGTGAGTCCGGGAACCGCCGTCGCATCCAGCCCGCCCGCCAACTGGACGAGAGCGTATGCGACGGACAGCAGGAATCCCCACTGGAACGCGCGGATGAACCGCGGGTCCACGCTGGTCATGCTGGTCGAGAGCGTGAGAATGATGACGGGCAGCGCGGCCCACGCCACGAATGCGAACACGGCCGCGGGTCCGTCCTGCATGTAGAGCAGGGAGCGGGCGATAGCGACCGTCAGGAACGCGCCGACGATGAGCAGTGTCACCGGACCGTGCGGTGACCGGGGTGACCTCGCACGCATGATGAGCACGGCGACAATTAGACCGAACAGGAACACCGGCACCGGAAAGTCAGCGACCCGCACCCCAGCCTTGGGGAACGCGGCGGTCAAGAACGCGAGCGTGGATGCCGCGGCGACCGGATGTCGCCATGCCCATAGCGCGAACAGTAGTAGCGCGACGGCGGCGACGCCGAGGGTTGGCTGTTGCAGTGTGGCGATCGTGACTACCGCGACCAGGATGCCGATGGCGACCCAGCCCGCTATGGATCGCACGGCAGTCATGCAGGCCAGCCTAATGCCTCGCCCCGATGACCCCCTAAATCCCTCATTTAGTTGCACACGACTAGACCCCCTCTGTTTCAGCATCACGCTGAACAGAGGGGGTCTTTTGTCGTATCCGGGTGGCATCATGGGCGCATGGCGTCAGAGTGGCATCCGTTCCTCCTGCTCACGGAGACCGAGCCGGGCGTGTGGGCGGCGAAGAGTCCGACCGACTATGCACCGTTCGGTGGTATCGCGTTGCGTCGGACTGATGCGGGGCCGCGGTACAAGGTCACGCTCGGGAATGATGTCATCGGGTGGGCGACGAGTCTGCGGGTCGCATCGGAACGGTTGTGGCGTGCATACCTCGAACGGGATGCTGACGCGCGTAAGGGGCCACCGAACGGGGCGCGCTGATCAGCCGCCGTGGATACCAGGCCCGTCGAACTCGGGCGGTAGCGGTCCCGACATCGCTGACTCGAACCGTCCGCACTCTGGGCACTCCCACCCAGCGCCGACTTCACGCAGCAGCACACCGTCAGTCGGGCATGACGGGTGGTACAGGCTCAGATCGTCCATCGTCACAGCGTACGATGCAACAGAATCGCCTCGCACCGGTCATTGGCCATGCGGGGCGATTTCGTGCGTCTACGGGCCGTCAGGCTGCGATGACGCCACGCCCAGAATGTCGGGGGATCTGCCGAGGCCGCAGTGTGATGATCCCTGCTTGTTTTCGGCGCTCACTCACAGCCGTGTAGATCTGCGTTGTCGCGAGCGACTCGTGCATCATCAGCTCCTGGACAACACGGATGTCCACCTCAGCTTCGACGAGGTCGGTGCCGAAAGCATGCCGTAG